GCTTTGTTCTCCAAGGTGACTTGTGGTGGTGTCAACCGACTGTGTCGGTGGTCACCCCCTCTCATCTCCCACGGGGCTTTTGGCCCCATCCGCGATCTTTAGACCGCGGAGCCGTACCCCAGCTTGATGTCGACGGCTAGGGGGCGTCCTGAACGCTCCAAGTGGTCCACGTCATGTATGGGCTCTCGCCCACGCTTGAGATGGTACTTGAGTAGGGCACCGTGCCCGTCCAGTTTATCGGGCGGTAACACGGAGCGAACCATCCAACCCTTGACTAGGGGGTTGTGTAGTCGTTCGCCAATCTTCTCCGGTAAGTAACCGAGGAAAGAGTGGCGTCCTAACACTGGAGATGACGGTAGCACGACCGGGAAGTATCGAATGATCTTCCTTATCCGCTCGTCAAGCCATTGGCAAGTCTGCCAGAAACCAGCGTAATACAGCTGATTCCGAAGCGAGACAAGGCTGATGACTCCAGTAGCGTCAGACCGATCTGCAGGGAACAAGTGACGGACCTTGACAATAGAAACGTCTTGGCCGGCGTAATATTCCTTGCCACAAGACTCTCTGAACCTTCCGGTCCAGAAAGACTTATCGGCGTTAACCACCATCCCAAAGGACGACAGCACACCCAGAACGGAATCCACTAAATCCACGGGGACGATAAGATCATCCCCGTAGACGCGCACCTGATCCGAGTAATGTTTTACCAAACTCGGGGAAAGTGATGTGTTGAGCCCTCGCTCGATTCCCATGAAGATCAACGTCGTGAAGACGAAGGCCTCCATCGGAAAAGTAAGGGCTGAACCCATAGACGCGAACTTGGCGAGATTAAGTACTTCCCCGCCAGGGAGCTGAGCCTTCGTACTTCTACAGGCCTCAACCGCAGATAGCAAGTGCGGATGCGAGGCTAGGAGAAGTCTTACATGCTCTAGCGAGACACGATCGGAAGCTTCGCTCAGATCGAGCGTAGCCAGTTCCCCCGAAAGGGAACCTTCTTGGGCGAGACGCTGATTAGGCGTCTGGTCGTCGAAGCCGATAATCATGGAGAGGTAGTCATATCTCTTCAATGATTTCAACAATGATTCCAACAGTCCCTGCTGCACATACATCATGGCAGCGGGTTCCATGGCGATCACGCGAGGCGTCTTCTGCGTCTTAGGCACGGTAATAACCCTAACGGGCGTTTCCATACCGGGTTCAAGAATGTCGATAGCGTCAAGCTGGTCGTAATACGACCAACTCGGGAGCAGAAACTCTCCCGCGGGGAATAATTCCTCGAGGCGCTCGGTCCAAGTCGACTGCAGATACTTCCCGTTTCCGAGAAGTCGGTCCGCAGTACTACCTGGACCGTGTTTCGGGACAACGTCTCCGTAGTAGACATCGAAGTCCACTCGTGAGAACAATCCACTAAACAGCAGAGAGGAGACCCGTCTAAAATCACTCTTATCAAGTGAAGAAAGGTTCGAGTCATTATCTCGGACATCCTGTTCACACCTGACGTACTCCTGTATGGCCTTCTTTTGGCGAGCATCACTGCAAGCCAGAGAAGTCTTACCGTAAAACAGCGTGAGCTGCCTCACAGCAGTGATTGCTTCCACACAGGGGTCGTCAAGCAACAAACCACTATCACGGTCGAACACAAGATCCAGGAAACCCCCGAGAAATCGAGGGAGACCTCTCAGGCGGTGGAAACCACCGAAAGAGTTGGGATCAACGAAGCCCTGGTCGAGAGCCTTCTCAAAGCTCTTGCCAAAGGTCGGTAGGGTAATCGTGAGAAACGACAGCCCTTCGTGTTCGACGCGACCACAGACCGTTTTGTGGTCCATGGTGGCGCTAGTGCAACATACACTCGCAAGTTCATCTGCGAGTTTCTTCCAGAGCAGTATCAGGCTTTTCGTAGCCCCTCCTTATACAGAGGTGGTCTATCCCTAGCCTTCGCCGACTCAGGAAACGGTGGCTATCGAGCTACGCTCGCAAGTTCCGTTATCCTACCAGACCAACCCGGGCCGACTCGCGTGATATACGTGAGCCTGCTTGGGAGGGTCCACTCCTGAGCACTGAACCTATAGATACAGGTAAGTTCTACCCAATCGTAAGGTCCAAGCTCGGAGTCAGCTCTCGCCGCCAAGAAGTTTGACGACGGCGCTGTCCGAAGACGCAGCGAGGAAGGCCTGCAAGGCCTTCCAGACCGCGAGTGCCTCGGCCGGCGTGTACCCCACGTCAGGCATGTCGAACACGATGTAGTTACTCATCGAGACCGACTTGTTCTGTGCGGGGACCACCGGATCCGTGGTGATCTTCGAATGGTTGAACCGAATCGTTCGCCTGGTCCTCCGCCCGTAAAGGCTGGAGGCCACGATCGACATGCTCGCGTCCGCGCTGCGGTAGGTCGACGTATCGTTCCCGACCCCGGTTCGGGGAAGGGACGTCGTCGTCCCACTGAGCGTGAGTGAGAGTGGTTCAGAGAATGACATAAGGCAGCTCCATACTCGGCGTCTCAGCCGAGGTGTATTGGTGTTGGCAGTGCGAAACTACCGTGAGCCCCGGGTAATACCCAGCGCTGACAGTATCGAGAGCTGGAACAGTGACAAACCGTCCCAGGTCATCCCGAATCCAAAGGGGTGCGCTCCTACACGTCTTTTGGTCTCAGTTACGAGTACCAGAGGCGGTAGTTTCATCTTCTCGGACCAGCCTAGAATGGCCGGATCGGGAAGAGTATAGGTATCCGTGGTAACAGTATGTTCCATGATATACCCATAACGCATAACCAGACCGTACTTGGAGTACGCGGAAACGTTTGAGAGAACATCTCCGACGTTAAACGCCCAGTCGGCGGCCCAGCTCCACGGCGCTATGTTCCAGAGAGTTTCTGGCGTAAGTGATCCTCCGAGTACTACATCGGAGACTGCGGAGAGCCTACCAAGTCTCGAACGGGAGTCGTATCCGTAAGGGAGGTGGTAGGTGAAAGCTCCGCTAAACCATCTACGCTGGTCCGTTTCACGGACCAGATACAGTGGCGTCGTAGCAGGCGAGAGGAAATTGGTCGTAGGACCCGTCGCTTGACGGGGGTACCCCACGTAACCGATAACCTCACGCTTGCTTGTCTTTGGGAAGTAGTACCTGCGCCTCACAACCTTCCCGGCATCGCGCTCGAATTGCTTGAGCACTTTGTCGAGATGGGTCACTGCGTGCACGAAATCTTTGATGTCGCGCACGAAGGGGAGGATCCCAAATTCTGCTCGAAGATAATCTTTCGAGCCCTTTTTGAGAACCTCGTGAGTCCTGGCTTTCCACAAATCGGCTGCTGCCAGAGAGGGTAAACCTTCTCTGATCAGTTCACCGATAAAGGTGGCCAAGTCAGCAGGTGCATTCGTCGGCGAGCACCGGGCAATAGCCGTCGTGCCCCAGTTTTCCAGTTCTCCTCGCGAAGAGGAGAGGTCTGGAGGCCAGGGCACGTCGGGAGTTCCCGGTACCGCGGCGGCAACAAGACCGTTGTGTAGGAATTGTTGTCCCCAGGGTTCCCTCTTGCTCATCTGGACATCCTTGAACCATTTCTGGCTCTTGAGATAGACCTTTTGAGTGAAGAAGTCACCCCCGACGTCATCGGCGGAAGCGCCTTTAGGGCGCGGCCAGTGATGACCTTCCGACTCAGTAACCTGAGCCCCCGAGACAAAGTACTCGTTGACGTTCAGATTAACATGCAGCCCATCAGGGCTGATGCTCTTCTGTTCGACCCGCCCGGTAGGGTAGTCGAAACGACGTCTTCGGGTGTTCTTTGGCTTGGGCAAAGAAGCTCCTTTGGAAGGAATCTTCCCCGTAAGGGGAAGTGGTGGATGTTGCACTGCGTCGGTCCCGCCTCTCGGCG